CAATTTACAATGGCAGATGGAGCAATTGCACCTGTTACAGATAATGATATAGATTTAGGAACAGCATCTTTAGAATTTAAAAACGTATACGTAGATGGCACAGTATTTGCTGATGCCTTAGGTTTTGGTACTGTTGTTATGACTCTACCAACAGCAGATGGTGATGCAGATCAAATTTTAACAACAGACGGTTCAGGTGCGTTAAGTTTCGTAGATAACTCAGGTGGAACTGATTGGCAAGCTGTTAAAACAGGAGCTTTTACTGCAGCAGCAGGACAAGGTGTTTTTGTTAATACAACATCTTCAGCATTTACAATTACGCTTCCCGCAGGATCTATTGGAAATGAAGTTTCCATTATTGATTATGCAGGAACATTTGATTCAAATAATTGTACTATTGCCGCTAATGGTTCAGAAAAAATTCACGGATCTACAGACGACTTAACTGTAGCAACAGAAAGAGCTGCCTTTACATTGGTATTTACAGATAGTACCCAAGGTTGGCTATTAAAGGATAAATAGTCCATGACAACTTATAAAGGAATCAAAGGATTATCACTTCAAACGATTGCTGGTGATCCTGGTACACTTGCTACAGGCGATATTTGGTATGATAGTGTTGCTAAAAAAGTACAAGGTGCTAAAATTGCAGCAGGAGCATGGGCAACAGGTGGAGATGTAAATTCATCGAGAATATCCATGGGTTCTGCAGGAACTCAAACCGCTGCTTTAATGGCTGGAGGTGGAACAGCTCCATTAAGAGCAACCTGCGAATTATATGATGGTTCTTCTTGGACAGAAGTTAATGATTTAAGTACAGCTAAAACACAAGTATGTACAGGAGTCGTAGGAACTCAAACTGCAGCTTTAGTATTTGCAGGTGTCCCTGCTCCTGGAATTACCGCTCAAATATGGGATGGTACAAATTGGACAGCTGCTGCTGCAAATATGAATACAGCAAAATATTCTGGGGCTGGTCTGGGAACCACTACAGCAGCGTTAGCTGTGGGTGGAGAAGTTACCGCTCCTCTTGCAATTGCAGAACTTTTTGATGGATCAAGTTGGACTGAAGTTGGAGATTTAAATACTGAAAGAGCCTATATGGCTGGTTTTGGAACTACTACAGCAGGAGTAGTTGTAGGAGGTTTTAATCCTCCAAGCCCAACTTCTTTGGCTCTTACCGAATCATATAATGGAACTTCTTGGACTGAAGGAAATGATTTAAATACAGGTCGATATAAACTAGGAGCGGTTGGTATATCAACTAGTGCTTTAGTTTTTGGAGGAGACACTGGTGTTCCTTTAGAACAATCGGTGGTAACTGAAGCATATGATGGTACTTCTTGGGCAGAAGTAGCAGATTTATCAGCTACTAGAAGTGATGGTTCCATGGCTGGCACATCTACATCGGCTTTAGCTGCAACTGGCAGACAGGTACAAAAGGATACTCTGGGAGCTGCTACTGAAGAATGGACAATAGCATTAGCAGCAGTAACATTTACATCGAGTTAATTATGACAACATACAAAGCAATACACGGAAAATTAATACAGCATCTGGCATCAGATCCAGATAGTGCAGCTTACGAAGGACAAATTTGGTTTAATACTACAAGTTCAGATTATAAAACAATTCAAAAAGCGGCTGGAGCCTGGGCAACGGGTGCAACAGGAAATACAGTAAGAGTAACACTTGCAGGAGGTGGAACACAAACAGCAGCTTGGGTAGTTGGAGGAGAATCTCCAGAATCACCAAATAGATCTGCTTTACATGAACAGTATAATGGTTCTGCTTGGTCTGAAGCAGCTGATTTACAAACTGGAAGATTAGAATTATATGGAGTTGGCTCTCAAGCTGCAGGTCTAGTAGCAGGTGGTGCTACTCCTACTACTACAGCAATTTCCGAAGAATGGAATGGTTCTGCTTGGGCAGAAGGAAACAATTTAAATTTAGCTAGAAAAAGAGGTGCATCTGGTGGAACACAAACAGCAGCATTTGCTACGGGAGGTACACCTACGGGTGTTAACAATGAAATTTATAATGGAACGTCTTGGGCTGAAGATGCCAACCTTAATGGCGCAAGATATTACATAAAAGGAAGTGGAACTTCAACAGCAGGTTTAGTCGCTGGTGGAGCTAATCCCAGTGATGCGGTAGTTGCAACTGCTGAAGCCTGGAACGGCACAGCATGGACAGAAGTTGGAGATTTAAATACAGCAAGAGCATATGGGACGGCTGCTTTTGGTACACAAACTGCAACCATTCATGCTGGAGGAGATGCAGGACCTGGTAGTTTGGCTTTAACAGAACAATGGGATGGCTCTTCATGGACAGAAGTTGGAGATTTATTAACAGGTATTCGTTATACACAAGGTGCAGGTAGCGCATCTTCTGGAATACAAATGTTTGGATATACCACTGCAAAATCAGCTGTAACACAAGAATGGAATTTTACATCGACTCTCGGTGCTGGTGCATGGGCATCAGGTGGAAATTTAAGTGTTGCTAGAGGTAATGCTTTTGGAAGTGGAACAGGTACACAAACAGCCGCTAAAGTATCAGGAGGTCATCAAAGCACAGTAAAAGCTAATTCTGAAGATTATGATGGTAGTTCGTGGACTGAAGTTGGAGATTTAAACGCAGGTAGATATGGTGGGGGTGAACTTGGAACACAAGCTGCTGCAATATTTATTGCGGGTAATCCAGCAGGAGGAGAACCCCATAGATCAAAAGTAACTGAAACATTTGACGGAACTTCGTGGACAGAAGTTAATGACTTACAAGGTGGACAAGATAAGGCAGTGTTTGGAAAAGCAGGAACTCAAACAGCTGCATTTATTTGGGCGGGTCATCAATTTCCTGGACTTAGTACAACTGCTGAAGATTGGGATGGCACAAACTGGACAAGTGGAACTAATGTAAGTACCAATAGAGAGCAAGGTGGAAGTTCTGGTAGTGGTGGATCTAATACAGCTGCTTTTTATATAGGCGGTGGACCACCAGAATCTGCACTTCACGAACAATGGAATGGAAGTGCTTGGGCAGAAGCGGGAGATTTAAATACTGCACGAAGATCAAATTTTGCTATGGCTACAAATAATGATTATGCTGTTACAGGTGGCGGAGAAGGAACAGGAACAACCAATGCATACACACTTGTTGAACAGTATGATGGCACAAGTTGGACTGAAGTAGCTAATACAAATGTTGAATCTTATAATAATGCCAGTTCACCATCGGGAACAGCAGGTTTGATGATAGGACAAACAGATAGTCCATATGCAACAACAGAAGAATGGACAGTTGGACAAAACATTAAGGTATTAACAGACTAGACAAATGACGAGTAAACAAATATAAATAAATTATGGCAAATGATATCTATAACTACAGCGTAATGACCAATACAGGCAAAGGCTTCATCACTCATGAAGATAGTAGAGATTTTTGGAGACAAGGATTCCCTGCCGATGTATGGGTTGCGACTGATGTAAGAGAATCAAGACATTGGGTGGCAAGAAATAATGGTGTTTCTAAAACCAAGGATCAAGCTCAAACTCTTGTAACCGCAGTAGTGGATGCTTCTCAAGATGCTTGGGATGATAATGACGTTGATGGAGAATCATCAGCAGAAAAAATTTTAAGACTGGGTGCTAAACCCACAGATATAACAATTCCTTAGGAGATTAATATGGCAAACGATAAAGGGTTTTTTAATTATTGTGTAGTAGCAAGTTCTGGTAAAGGATTTATTACTCACACGGATAGTCGTAAGTTTTGGATACAAGGGTTTCCTGCTAATGTATGGGTATGTGATGATATACCTGAATCAAGAGATTGGGTTGCACGAAATAGTGGATCCATTAAAACAAAATCAGCAGCACAAACATTAGTGACAAATGCTATAAACACGGCAAAAACTGCTTGGGACGATAATGACGTGGACGGAGAAACAGCAGCAGAAAAACTTTTCAGATTAGGTCCTAAACCAACTACAATAACTCTACCCTAAAGGAATTTATGGCAACATACAAAGAAATAAGAGGAGTAAATATTCAGTCTCTCGAATCAGACCCTACAGCGGTCGAAGGAGATGTTTGGTATAATGCCTCTACAAGTAAACTTAGAATGTATGCGACTGCAGCTACATGGGCAACAGGTAACGACTACAATACTGGACGATCAGGTAAATCGGGTGGTGGAACACAGGCAGCAGCTTGGATAGCATCAGGAAATGATGACCCTGCTTACTTTCAGCACACAGAATTCTATGATGGTACAACTTGGACGGAAGTAAATAACCCAGGCGAAAATCATAATCAAACAGCAGGCGGTGGAACACAGGCAGCAGCTTGGATGGCAACGGGAACTCCTGGCGATACAACTTCTGCCGAAGAATTTGATGGAACAAATTGGGCGGATTCAAATAGTTGTAATACTGGAAATGGACAGCGAGCGAGCTGTGGACCTCAAACAGCTGCCATGATGATTGGAGCGGAGCCTGCAACTGTTGCAGTTGAATCTTATGATGGTACAAATTGGACTGAAGTTGCAAATTATCCTGTAGCATTGTCAGGGATGGAATCGGTAGGGACAAATACTGCTAACATTACTTTTGGTGGTTACGGATCTCCCAGTTACAGAACAGAAGCAAACACTTTTGATGGATCAAGTTTTACAGCAGTACCCGACATGAATTCAGGTACTTCCGAAATGGCTAAAGCTGGAGAAAACTCAAATTCTGCTATGAAGATGGGTGGACAACCTGGAACAACAGCAAATGTTGAGGTATGGGATGGTACAAGTTGGACTGAAGTAGCAAATCTACCTCAGGCTGATGTTCAGGGAGAAGGAGCAGGATCAACATCAGCTGCAACATGGGCTTCTGGAAAAGCCTCCGATAATTCATACCCAGTAAAATCTGCTGAATTTACAGTAGCAGTTGCGGTAGAAACAGTAGCATTTGACTAATAGTTAAAAAAAGAGTATATACTTTCCATATGAAAGAGAAAAGAAACATACACGAACTTATTGTAAAAGAAGAACCCCATCTTCATGAGATATTAGATCCTGAACAGGTATCTAAATTTAAAGAATTAACAAACGAGTTAAGAGATACTTGGACTAAGAAACAAATGTTTCGTACTAAAACAGAAATGGAATTTTCTGTATTAAACGATGCCAAGTATCCAACGAACGCTGCTAAGTATTGGCAATGTGTTAGAGAACAAAATACACATATGGAGAACTTAATGCAGCTATCCTTTGATGCTCGTACAAATGATATTGAGATTAAACAAAAGCAACAAGAATTAGAAGAAGAAAAAGATGAATTAAAAAAAGAATTAATTCAAGTAGAGATAGACCAAAAAATATATAGTAAGGCAACGATGCAACTCGTAGCTGCTCACCGTATGAGAGAAGTAACGGAGTGGTCTAATTTTAAAAAGATTTATAATGATGGTACCTTTGATGACAAAAACGTAGATACACATCAATTAATTTCTTATAAAAAAGTCATGAAGAATAGACAGAACACACTAACACCAGGATCTTCACAACCTGAAGTCTTTAATGTTCTAGGACAAATGCAATCTATTGAAAGAATTGAAGAAGAAAGAAAAGCTCTTGGTCATGAATCAAAGAAAGCTATTAGTGAAACACCAAAACCTACATACGGAAAACAATCTTAATTTTAAATTTGTTTGGTTAGGACAAACTATTCTGAACTATAAAGTTCCTTTAGATATATTTAATACAATTAATGGAATCTATGAAGACAAGTTTGAGGATCTTCCAGATGCCCATAAACAATTGGTAGGTAAAATAGGAAAAGAAAACTCATTGTTTTTTGGAGGAGCACCTAACAATAAAATGCATCCTCATAATTTACTTCCTCCTTACGTTCTTCAATGGTTTGAAAGTGTTTTTCAACATTACTTAGCCTTTAATAAAATTTACGAGTATAAACTTGCAATGCAATCCATATGGGTTAATGAAATGACAGCAGGAGAATACAATCCCATTCACATTCATCAAGGAAGTATTTATACAGGACTATCCTCTGTGATGATATTAAAAATGCCTCAAGACATGGGACCTGAATATGCTAGACCAGATATAAAAATGAATGGTAAACTCCAAATTATTGGGGCAGCAGGTGGCCAGTTTGTTAAATCAGATTATTCACCTAATGCAGAAGAAAGAGACTTTTATATATTTCCCTATGACATGAGACATGGTGTATATCCTCATACAAATCCCAATGCCGTAAGACGTACACTTGCAGCTAATATGGATGTCGATTATAATCCCGTAGCAACAAGGGCGGCAAAATGAGCCCAACAGAACCGATTTGGAAAAGTTATATCATTGAGACCACAGGACCTATTTTCACGCCTAAGCAATGTCAGATGGTTATAGACAAAGGCATGAGTTTAAAAAAAGAAACGGCTGCGGTGGGTATGGGTAAAAAACCTGAAGGTGGAATTGATCCTAAAAAAAGAATTACAACCATCAGCTGGATACCTTTTAAAGATATGCCAGAGATGTATCGGGACATTGAAACGACAATGTTAAAAGCGAATAACAATCACTTCGGTTTTGATGGAATGAGCTTAACAGAAGCTGCACAATTTACACATTATCATGAAGGTGGTTTTTATGATTGGCATATGGATAATGATGTTCATGGAAAAAATCAATCTCCCGTTCGTAAAATTTCCATGACTTTGTTATTATCAGATCCTTCTACCTTTGAAGGTGGAGAACTAGAAATTACGAGCAAGGGTAAGATTGCTAAACTTAAACAAGGGCAAGCTATCTTTTTTGCAAGCTGGTTACAGCACCGTGTTAAACCAGTTACAAAAGGTGAGAGAAAATCTTTAGTGATGTGGTTTGGAGGTCCTTCTTTTAAATGATTGCTGAGTATCATTTTCCAACTCCTGTTTACATACAAGATCTTCCCAACGCTGTGGAGTTAAATAATAATTTAGAAAATAATATTTTACAGTGGCAAAAAGAAGATTTAAAAGGTGTGAATAAAACAAACGTCAATGGATGGCATAGTACGACAGATATGAATCATAAACATGAATATGATTCATTAACCAAACAACTCTTTGCTATGCAAGATACGATTTTTAAAAAAGAATGCTTAGCTCAAAAACCTGTGCTAGGAAATATGTGGGCAAATATTAATTACAAAGGTGGTTTTAATAGACCTCACCTACATCCCAATAGTTTATTTTCAGGAGTGTATTGGATTAAGACACCCGAAAATTGTGGTAATTTAATGCTATATGACCCAAGACCAGGTATACATACAAATATGCCTAATCGAAAAGAAGGCAAGTTACCTTCTGAGTTATGGAGAGAAGTTCATTATATACCTAGAGCTGGAACCATTGTTATGTTTCCTGCTTGGTTGTGGCACGAAGTCAGACCTAACGAAAGTGACGATATTAGAATATCCGTATCTTTTAATTTTTTACAACGATGAGTTTATTTAAAAAACATAAATATTTAGTTATAAGAAATGCTATCTCAGTTGAGTTAGCTAACTTTGCTTTTAATTATTTTCTCATGAAACGAGATGCAACGGAATGGATGCATAAAAATAATTACGTATCAGAATACACTCCTGGCTTTGGTACATGGAAAGACAAACAAATTCCGAATACCTTTTCTTGTTATGGAGATACTTTTATGGAAACGTTAATGATGAAAGTCTTACCTGTTATGGAAAAGCATACTGAATTAAAATTATTACCTACATACACTTATACAAGAGCTTATAAAAAAGGAGACATACTACACCGACATAAAGACCGACCAAGCTGTCAGATATCAACCACACTACACTTAGGAGGTAATCAGTGGCCTATTTTTATTGATCCAACAGGTGCTAATAATATTCTATCGGGTGCAGAAACCGCAACCGTAGTCAAACCGAACGCTCCTAAAGGTAATCGAGTAGACCTAAAAGTAGGTGATATGCTGGTTTATAGTGGCTGTGAACTCGAACATTGGAGAGAAGCTTTTGAAGGAAACGTTTGCGTTCAGACATTTTTACACTATAATGATGCCGATGGTAGATTTGGCAAAGAGAATATCTTTGACAAAAGACCTATGTTGGGTATACCAAAACAATTGAGGCTGGATATATAGTTGATACTACCTACCTTTTAGTATAATTAAATATAAAGAGATTTTATATGCTACAAAAAGTAAAATTTGCACCAGGTTTTAATAAACAAGTAACCTCAACTGGCGGAGAAGGCGAGTGGGTAAGCGGCGACTATGTGCGTTTTAGATACAACTCTCCTGAGAAAATAGGAGGTTGGGCTCAACTTGGAGACAATACACTTACAGGAAGAAACACAGCATTACACCACTTTGTTAATGCAGCAGGCATCAAGTATGCTGCACTAGGAACAAACCGATTTTTATATGTATATTCTGGAGGAGCATTTTATGATATAACTCCTTTGAAAAGTACGACAACATTAACCAGTGCTTTTACAACAACTAATGCCGATGCAACAGTTACGATCACGTTTGCAAGTGCTCATAATATTACTAAGTATGATATTATACGTTGTGATAATTTTAGCTCTGCTACCAATTCTAATTTTGATTCTGATGATTTTGACGATACGAATTTCATGGTCACCTCCATTCCAACCTCCACAACGATTACAGTCGAAATGGGATCAGTCGAAAGTGGATCAGGAGCATCCACATCAGGAGGAGTAAGAGTCAAACATTTTTATTCTATTGGTCCAGCCGTAGAAGCATCAGCTGCCGGTTGGGGTTTAGGTTTATGGGGTGGTACCGTTGCTGGAGAACTTACAGCCACTTTAGATGGAGCTTTAACAAGTGGTTCATCAAGTATTGTCATGTCCGATACAGGATCTTTTCCTGCTACAGGAACTGTTTTAATTGATAATGAACTTATTGCTTATACATCTAACAGCACAGGAACGGATACTTTATCTGGATTAACACGAGGATCTGATAATACAACAGCAGCTTCTCACTCAGATGGAGCAGCCGTAACCGATGCTTCGGATTATACTAAATGGGGTGCCTCACAGACAGGAGATATTGTAACCGCTCCTGGTTTATGGCACTTAGATAATTTTGGAAATAAATTGATTGCAACGATTGTAGATGGTGCTACTTTTGAATGGGATTCAAATGCAACAGGAGCCACATCAACACGAGCAACAGCCATTAGTGGATGTCCTACCGCAACAAGACAAACTTTAGTATCAACACCGGATCGGCACTTAGTCGCTTTTGGTACAGAGACAACGATTGGTACAACATCAACACAAGATGATATGTATATTCGTTGGTCTGATCAAGAGGACTTAACAACTTGGGCACCCACAGCAACTAATACCGCCGGTACACAGAGACTGGCCGACGGAACACGGATCGTTGGAGCGATTAGAGGTCGTGATGCCATTTACATTTGGACGGATACTTCTTTATTTATTATGAGATTTGTGGGTTCTCCTTTTGTATTTTCTTTTCAACAAGTTGGAACTAACTGTGGATTGATAGGTAAAAATGCAGCCGTCGAAGTAGATGGCTCGGCTTACTGGATGTCAGAAAATGGCTTCTTTAGATATACAGGTAAACTAGATTCACTACCGTGCTTGGTTGAAGATTATGTTTACGATGATATTAACACCGTTCCTAAAAATCATATTCATGCAGGATTAAATAATCTGTTCGGTGAAGTGACATGGTTCTATCCAGGAAGTGGTGCAGCATCAAACAATCGATCGGTGACTTATAATTATATGGATTCAACACCTGAAAGACCGGTATGGACAACAAGTTCTTTATCAAGATCATCATGGTCGGACTCGCATATTTTTGGCAAGCCGCATGCAACCGAGTATGATTCATCCGCAACCAGTGATTCAACAGTAGGCAACACCGATGGTGTATCAACTTACTTTGAACACGAAACAGGAAACAACCAAATTAAAGCTGGAACAGCAACAGCGATTGCAGCTAATATACAATCAGGAGATTTTGATATAGCACAAACACAAGGCGGCGGTGCGGACCTACGAGGAGATGGAGATAACATAATGAAAATAAGAAGAGTGCTACCTGATTTTTTAACTCAAACAGGAGACGCAAGAGTTACCTTAAATTTAAAAAATTACCCAACAGATTCTCAAGTGAGTTCATCCTTAGGGCCTTTTGATATTACAACATCAACAACTAAAATAGATACACGAGCGCGTGCACGTGCTATAGCTTTAAAAATATCTAATACTGGTGTTGGACAACACTGGAAACTAGGAACATTTAGATTAGACATTCAACCGGACGGAAGAAGATAATGATAGATAAAAGTTTAAGACAACATTATGTAATGCAAGGTAAGGTTAAAAACTATCTTGGCAAACAGAAAATGGTTAAAGCTCCAAAGAAATGGAAGTCTGGGCCGGATCATCCTAATACAGAATTAGCTTATATTACTAAAGCAGAAAAAGATGCTTTAGTTAAAATGAATATGTATGGCTCCATGAATGGTAAAGCCAACAAAGGACCCTCAGGTATTATTAGTTTAAATGGTTGGGGAGATTCTGGAAGAGGAACGTCAGATGCTAGTTATGGTGGTGGTAATGTTAGTGGTGGCGGAGACAACAGAGATTATGGTGGAGGAGCAGCAGCCGAAGCACGTTCAGCACAAGCCGCAGCAACTCAAGAAGCAGCTAGAGTAGCAGCTGTTAATGCAGCAAGAGAAGAAGTGGCAGCGAAATCAAAAAGAGATATGCAAGCGACAGTAGCAGAAGCTGAAAAAGTGGAAGCGTCTAGAGTGGCAGATGAATTAGCTGCAAGAAATAGAGAAGCAGCCAGAATTTCTCAATACCAAACAGCAGCTAAGACACCTACTGTTGATGCAAGAGAAGATTATATTAGTAGACAATACAAGCAGCCGGCGACGAAGAAAAGAACTGACTTAGAAAAAGCGATAGGATTAATAGATACGCAACCAAAAAGAGATTATAAAGAAGACATACAAAGAGGTTTATTTAGAAGCTTTGTTGCAAAACCTGTAGCTCAAAAAGTAGGTCTTGGTTCATTATTTGGACCTTTAGGAATATTAGGTAGTATGGCGTTTTCTAAACTAACCGGAAAAAAAGCACCAAGTGCTTACGATTTTACTAAAGATGCATTCTCTAATTTAAATAAAGGACCTAAAATAGGTACAATAAAAAAAATATCAAATGTACAAGATACTAGAGATGGCATTCGATCCAATATTATTTCTGGTGGTGGTGATGTAGTAAGTCAAAAAGTAAAAGAATTTACAGGAGAACCAACAGTAGAAAAACCAGTAGAACAACCTAGTGATTCTCAACGATCACAGTTATTAAAACTTCTACAACAATTGCAACAATACAATAGTCAAAACAGATTAAACGAAAAAGGAAAACAAACGCTTGCACAATTAATGAGTTTTATGAATCAGCCTTTATCAGGAAGAAGTAGAGACATCTAATGGCTAGAATCGTACAATCTTTAACACAGCCACTAGCTGAGTATGACCAACAGGTTCAACAATCATTTGTAAGAGATGTGGATTCTGTGGTACAAAAACTTAACACATCTTTTCAACAAGAAATTAAAGAGGAAGCAGAAGCACTTGCTTTATTTTTAGGATAATGTCAAACGCATTTGTAAATAAAAAAGTAGACTTAACGAGCACCAGTGCTACCACACTATACACGGTGCCCACAGCCACAACCGCTGTGCTTAAATCTATACTCGTATCAGAAGATTCAGGTAATGCTGATACCATTACTCTTACATTAACCGACGCAGATGCTGCAGTTTTTAGTCTATTTAAGACGAAAGCGATAGCAGCCAATGCAACAACAGAACTGCTAACAGCACCTTTAGTCGCCAAGGAGAGCGAAATTATCAAGGTGACAGCAGCTACTGCCAATAGGCTTCATGTGGTCCTTTCGGCCCTTGAAATAAAACCTAGAGAAGTTACAACATAAGCTTGATTTACTTATTAAAAACAAGTAAACATATATACTCAGGTTAAAACCCTGCCTTTAATAAAATAACCAACAATATAATTATGTATAATAACGATTCGAATTCATTAAACGCAGGCGCTCCAGAAATAAGATTAACTGGAAATCAACAGATGGCTTCAGATCCAAATCCAGAAGCAGAGTGGAGACAACTATATGATAATTATAAACAAGAAAGTATTCAACAAGGTAAGGAATATATAGACTTTGAAGAATTTATAGAAATGCATAGAGAACATTCTAGAGCACCACAACAAGATTCAGGAATCATGGCAGCAGGACCAAGAGGTACTTACACAGAGAGAAGAAGAGCTCAAATGGCTTACGGGGGTATCGCAGGTTTAGATGGTAGAAGAGCTTATGGATTAGGAAGTATATTTCAAAAATATATTAAAGATCCACTTGAAGTAGCTTTTACAGGAAAATCTTTTGCAGATCTTGAAGAAGAATCACAAGCAAGAGTTGATGCAGAAGATGCACAGTATGGTGAAAATTACCAAAATCCTTTTGATACTTTTTTAAAAGGCGCACCACAGAGTGATTTAGTTAATCAATATTTAGGAACAGGAAATCAATACGATCTACTTAATCAATTTAATGTGGGAGAAGGATTAGAAAAAATTTTTGGTTGGGGAAAAGGATCATTTTTAGATAAAGACATAAACCTAGATCCCTATAAAACTTCAAGAACAATGACTAGAAAAGGAATACCGGGTGCAGAAGAAAGAATTATACGTAACCCAGATGGTAGTATAAAAGAAGTAATAGAGGCAAGACCTGAAGTTCCTGCTCAATACCAAGTAGATAGAACAGTCAACCCTCTTTATCCACTTGCAGCAGGAGAAGCAGCTCGTAGATATGTAGAAAGACAACCTAAAGATAAATTACCTATGGACACAACAAGCATGGATCCAGCAGCTATTGCAACAGCAGCAAGAGGAACTGATGCACAAGGTGCAGCAGCAGGCTTAAGATTTTTACCAGAACAAGTTACAAGAGCAGCTCAAGGCGGAAGAATTGGGTATGACATAGGTGGAGATGTAGAAATTCCAGATACCGACAATATTTTAAAAAAGTTAGAAAAATTTATTAAAGAGAGAGAAGACTACGAGGACAGAATAATGAGAGCTCCAAAACAAGAAGCAGCTTCAGGCGGAAGAATTGGGTATCGAAATGGAATAGGACCCAACCAGGGTTCTCCTAGCATTATGAGTCAAGCTATGACTGACACAGAAGTGGAAGATGCTTTTGGTGTAACATTAGACCAGGAAAGAGCTATTACTGACACAGAAGTGGAAGAAGCTTTTGGTATATCGGTGGATGATGCTGCTCCCGTTGACATAAAAAAATTAAAAGATTTGTTTCGTAGATTAAAAGAACCGAGAGAGATGGGAAAGTATAAAAATTTCTTAGGAAAAATGGGTGAAGAAAATATTATTGAAAACCCAAGACGAGTGATGGGTGAAGAAGAAGCTATGACACCTTTAAGTGATCAGAGTAAATTTCAGAACTTGATGCTGTTAGTACAAATGTTTAAGGCTCAAGGTATGAATCATAACGATGCACTAAAAGCGGCAGAAGCACACTTTGGTTCTGAAGGATTTGGTAGAGCAGAGGGTGGAAGAATTGGGTATAAGGATGGAACAAAAAAAAGAAAAGGTATTATGCAGATGTTATCCTCTTTAGAAGAAAGATTTCCAGAATTAATGATGTATGGCTCTATAGGCGCTGGATCAGTTTTACCTTTTTTAAAAGATGGCGGAAGAATTGGAGCTGAAGAAGGCGGACTCATGAACCTTGGTGGCATGGAAAAAGATTATAGAGCTGAAGGTGGATTCGTTCCTATCGGTGGCAAAGAAAAAGCTGATGACGTACCAGCAAGACTTTCTAAAAACGAATTTGTATTCACAGCTGATGCTGTAAGAGCAGCAGGTGGTGGAGACATTGACCAAGGCGCAGAAGTCATGGAAAACCTTATGACGAATCTAGAATCAGGCGGCGAAGTTTCTGAAGACTCTCAAGGCTTAGAAGGTGCAAGAGGCATGTTCGCTAACGCACAACAATTACAGAAGAGAATTATATAATGGCAATATCACAGATATCAAATTTACCACAACAATATAAACAAGATTTACAACAGGACTATGCTAAACAACTTACAGGTTTAACATCGGTTCCTTTAGATACATCAAGATTTGCACCATCAGTAGCAGGGCAAGATGCTTTACAAACACAAGCAGCATCACTTGCAGGCTCGGGTGTAGGTGCTTATGCACCTTATTTAAGTCAAGCAGGAACTTACGGAACACAAGCTGGCACGACGATGGGTGGAGTATCACCTTACATTTCTGGAGCAGCAGGACTTACAGGAACGGGTGCAGGTACAGGAGCAGGATCAGTTGCTTCTTATATGTCACCTTATCAATCACAAGTCATTGATGCTTCTCTAGCAGAATTCGATAGACAATCAGCCATGAGACAACAAGGTATATCAGATCAAGCGGTAGCCATGGGTGGTTATGGTGGCGGCCGAGAGGGTGTACAACTTGCTGAGTATCAATCGGGATCAGATAGGCAAAGAGCTTTACTTCAAGCGGGTATGTTGCAACAAGGTTATGGTCAAGCACAAGGTGCAAGACAACAAGATTATTCAAATCAATTAGGTTTAGCTGGAGCACAAGCAGGTTTAGCTCAAGGTCAAATGGGATTAGGAAGCTACCAACAAGGACTTGCTAGCTTAGCACCTCAATTAGGAAGAGGAGATATCAGCACGTTATCGGGTATAGGTGGTGTACAACAGCAACAATCACAAAATGTATTAGATGCACAGCAACAGGCAAATCAAATGCAAGCAATGGAACCGTATCAAAGAATGCAAACTTATGGACAAGGTGTAGGAGCTTTAGCTCAAATGCCTGGAAGCTACCAAACATCAATGACACCAGATCCAACAGCTTTACAATCAGCACTTGGTACAATGTCTGTTGTTGGTGGAATCATGGGTTCCGGAGCGAATCCATATCAGAGTTAATATGAGAACACTTAATAGACCTATGTTTAGATCAGGCGGCTCGACAGGAGAAGGAATTACTTCTGGTCTAGCACCACGTCAAGGGTATCAAGGAGATGGTATGAGCCAGCTCGTTAAACAATTACCAGAACTTAGAAAAATAGCTAAAGAAGAAAGCTATCAACCTAGAAACAATGACATGAATCAATTTCTAATTGACTTCGGTTTAAATATGGTGAGCGGAACACCTAAGTCTAATATTTTTGCAACTGCAGCAGAGGAAGCTAAAGCTCCTATGGCAGCAATGAATAAATCTAGATCAGAAAGAGAAGCTATGCAGTATGCAAGCGAAGCCGACATGTTTAAAACATTAGTTGGTGCTCAGGCAGATATTATGGGGTCTGAAGGAGGAAGTAAACTATTTTCTAAAGAACAAGCAGCTAAAGCAGTATCTAAATTGATGGGTGAATGGCAAGACTTAAGAGATCAAGAAGATACAATGGATGCAAAAGATTTTGCGGACCAAAAAGCTATAATATTTGGACAGATACAACAGTATCAAAAAGAAAATCCAGCTTTAGGAAGTTTGTTTGATGATAAAAATTTCGTAAAAAGTATTAAATCTAAAATAAAAACTAAATTAAAACAGAGTCAAAAGAAAATTACTATACCTAATCCAGATACAGAAGTAGGCGGAACTATTGAAATGACTGAAGCAGAGTATTATGCTAACCCGGAAAACGTCAATGCACTATACCAACAAATGGGAAAACTATATATGGAATACTATAATGATATGATGACACTTGGAGCAGGTGCCATGGCCGAAGGCGGAAGAGCCGGCTATGATCAAGGGGGTATGATAATGCCAGCAGAACAGGCGCCCGATGAAACAATTCCTGCTGAAATGACAAACATTAGTGAAGGAGAATTAAGAAGAAGACTACCTCCTGAAGTTGGAGATGATGTTGTTAAACTTTTAGCTAACAGTGCTGAAGCACTTGAAGATTTTGCTATGATAAAAACAGCACAAGACATCGCAAGATTCAATAGAAAATATGGTGTTGATCTAACATTACCAGCGGAGGCGTAAGATGCCTGCGTTTGGATCCTATAAAAAACGTCAAGACAAACCTAAAATAGACGACATACCTCAATGGCAGAAAGTTTTTCAGGGAGTTATTTCTGATGATATTGCTGCAGCTAAAAAACCCGTTCGTTGGAATTTTAGAAAAGACAATGAAGGTTTGTTTCAATTATCACAATCTTTAGATCCTTATGCTAAATTAAATGAAGGTCTTGTTACGCTATGGAACAAAGCAACAGGTCGTGAAGACGAGCTTGCGGCTACTCAATTAAGAAAAAGTTTTCAAAAAAAAGTAAATGAAAAAGATTATGTTGATGGCTATGCCGATCTTGCTAAAGGCATAGAATCAGGTCAGCACGATCTATTGACTAGTTTAGGTGAGTTATTATTCATGGGTACAGATGCTGTGGGTGATACAAACTTTCTAAAAAGTTTTCAAGATATGATGGAGAAACAAAAACCAGATTCTCCTGAAACATGGCAAGGAGATTTATCTTCACTGCTGATTCAGTTTGGTGCTCCTGCAGGATTTATAACTAAAGTTTTAGGACGTGCTAAAAAATTACAAAAAGTTAAAAATGCTTACGAGAAGATGGGAACACATAAAGCTTCTAAGATTGCACAGCGTGCTTTTGAAGGTGCTGTTGTTGTAGGTGCTGCAGATTTTATTGCATCAGATACTGACCGAGCTATGCCTGGTCTTTATGCTGAAGAAGAATCACTAAAAGGTTTATCAGGAAGAAAAAGAGCCGGTGCTGTATTAAGAAACAAACTAAGATACGGAACAGAAGGCGCTATCGTTGGTGGACTTTTTCCTATTGTGGGTAAAGGACTTCAGTTAGGCTATAAAAATATTGGACGACCTGTTACTGGAGCCGTTGCTGGTCCTGCACTTACTGTAGCAGGTAAAGGTTTATCAGGAGCTGCTAAACTTTTAAGCAACGTAAGATTTAGTCCTATTGAAGAGTCTCCTGCACTTGCAAGTGTTCTTTCAGACACGGTTCAAAATATGACAGGCTTTACATTAAAGAAAGTTGTCACTCCGATGTTCACAGCTATTTCACCTTTTCATAAATTTATTTCACCTTTTAAACAGCTTCCTCCTTTTAAAGAATGGAGAATGTTTTCCGTAACCAGTCCGACTCAAGACCAAAGAAATTTAAAACAACTAGATAACTTTTTAAAATACTTTCGAGCTCATGCAGATGC